TTAGCGTCATGTTTTACTCGACCAAGCTGTTTGGCGACGAACCGGCGCGGGAACTCTGTACCAGCGGGGCTGGGTTAATCAAATTCGTTCAAGCGCTTTATGGCGCGACGGAAAGCGGATTTGGCGAGGGCAAAGTCCCAGCTGTCAAAATTACCGGATCAACAAAAGTAAAAATGGGCAAAGGCAACTCACGCATTCCGACGTTTGAGGTCGTGAAGTGGATGGACCGGCCCGACGAACTCAGCGCAGCTTCTCCCTCTCCCGTTGCTGCGGCTGAAGCACCATCTACGCCTGATGGTGCGTCAGATACCGCTCCTGATGAGGATTTCGGCATCTGATTTTACTTGGGGGAAGGAGACAGTGGGTAGGCCCGACGTAGATCGTCGCAGCGCCCGAAATACGTTAGCCTTCCCCCCTTTTTTTAAATTCAACACGGGTGGAAACGTGGACAAATCAAAAACAGATTGGGCGCATTACTGGCACGGACTCGGTTTCTCCGTTGTTCCTGTCCACTATGTCAAGCCTGACGGCTCATGCAGCTGCGCGGCGGCTAAAGATTGCCCGTCACCAGGCAAGCACCCTGCGCCCGACCGGTGGAAGCGATACCAAACGAAACGCGCTGACGCCGACACGCTGGAAATATGGTTTGATGGCCGTTTCAAAGATCATAACTTGGGCGTTGTAACCGGCAAGATTAGCGGAAACGTATTTGTTTTAGACGTTGATGTAGGTGAGGGCAAACCTGGGCCCGAAAATCTGGATGACCTGTGCATGGCAAATGATGACTTGCCAGACACGCTAGAGCAAATCACCGGATCAGGCGGCAAGCACTACTTTTTCCGCGCACCGATGGATGCCGAGATAATCACCGGCAAGGACGTTTTAGGGCGTGGTCTGGATACGCGCGGCGAAGGCGGGTTTGTAGTCGTTGCACCCAGCAACCACAAATCGGGCAACCTTTATAATTTAAACGGACACGCCAGTAATGAAATTGAGGCGTCACCAATTTGGCTGCGCGATCTAACGCTCAGCGCTAACCGATTGAATGCTGACAGCAGCTTGCAGGACACCACAGAGAACCGCTGGGGCGATCTAACCGATGGCCGCGAAGGTTACATGGTGCAGCTGATCCTTGGGACGATCCGCACATGGTGGACAACCAAAGGCGAACTGCCAAACGTCGAGCAGCTGATTGATGACTGTTGGCCCACCTATCGGGACAAAGTGCTGGCGCGTGGCCGAGATTTGGACAGCGACGGGCGGGGATTGGCCCTGTTTAAAAAGAAATGCTGGTATCAGCTACAGAGAGCAAAGAATAACGAACTCCGCATTCTGCGAGGCGTGGCCGCAGGATCGGAAATGGATTCACCGGAAGTCACTCCGCCGGTGGATGGGCAAGGGGCGGCGGTTTCTCCACCCGTTACGCCGTCCCTGCGCCTAACCGATTGGGGCATGAGCCGTTATCAGGGCGAAGCGCCAGAGCAAGAGTGGCTAATCGAAAACATTCTGCCGAGGCGTATTCCAGGTTTAATCGCCAGCATTGGCGGATTGGGTAAATCGTTTGTGTTGCTCGATTTGTGCGTCAAGGTGGCTGGCGGAGATCAGGAACTTCATCAAGAGTTTGCGCTGGGTGGTCGAGTAGCGCAAAACGGCAAGGTCGTGTTTTTAGGGGCCGAGGACAGCGCCAACAGCGTCCACCGCCGCATTCAGTCGATCTGCACACCGGCGCAGCTGGATCGAGCAATGGATAACTTGTTTGTCGTGCCGCTTCCTGATGCCGGTGGGCCTGTTCCTCTAATACACAATCTGATGGGCCAATATTCGGCCACCGCGCAGTACATGGATATACGGCAGCAGCTTGTCGATATGGGCGATGTGGCGTTGATTGTCATTGATCCGCTTCAAGCATTCGCACACGCCGACATAAACCAAGACCCCGCAGCGGCGCAATTCTGGTGGTCATTGATGGCTGAACTTTGCGCGACAACCAACAGCACAATACTAATCGCGCACCATATGCGTAAAGAAGGCACGTTTGCCATAAAGAAGTCCAGCCAAGCGCGAGAGGCGATAAGAGGCACAACGGCTTTGGTGGACGGCGCTCGATGGGCCTACGCGCTTTGGAACATGCCAGAGGACGAAGAAACGGTGGTTGCGGCCAATCTGATGTTTGAGTCTGGTGTTGGTAATTGCGTGATGGGTGGGGTCGTAAAGGTAAACGACGAAGCGGACAAAAGCACAGTCACATTTATAAGGGGCGACAACGGCCTATTAAATGACCGGACAGCAGAAGTCGGCGCAATATTGGACGCATCGGTTAAGCTAAATCGTATGCAGATCGAAGCGATCTTTACGGAGATTGAAACGCGCTGGTTAAGCGACACGCCTTTATCGGCAGCGGTAAATACAAATCGCTCACTGCAAGCGCACCTCATTGATAATTACGCAATGCCGAAACGTGCGGCCAGATCATACGTGCAAGCGTGGCAGGACAATCGGCTGATTGAAAGCGGAACACACGACGCCACACGTAAAACAAAAGGGCTGCGCGTTATTCGCCGCCCCGATTACAGCGTCCAAAACTTTTAAACTAGAAAGGGAAAATATGAATAAACTTGAACTATTGGCAATGACGCCAGAGCAGCGAAGAAAGCGGTTAAAGCAACTGGCGATGCTGGAAAACGCTAATTTGCACCGCAAATCTGACGGACGAACTGCGAATTGGGGCGAGAACCCCAATGCAAACAAAGGCGGCAGACCCCGAATACAGGACATAACGAAAAGCCAACCCGCGCGCGAAATGCTGACACACGCGGAACTGGGTCACACCTTAGCCAAAACTGCGGAAACACTGGGCCTGACGCCGCGCCAAGCTAAACGCAAGGCGCGAAGATACCAGATCAGTTTCCCCGATTGGGAATACCAAGAATGATGGCAAAATGGAGAACGGACATGGTGGATCGGGAAGCGGCTGCACAGCTTAATCAGAGCGTCATCGATCTGCACAAGCGTTGCAATGACTTGGCAATCAAGGCCAGCAGAGCAGCGTATGAAGAACGATCCGATATAGCCGATTGGCTATGCGACGAGGGCCACGACGAACTGGGGCTGGCCGTCCTAGATGAAAAATACAAGGAGGATAACTAATGGACTTTATCGAAATAGGAGACAAGCTGGTTGAAATTCCACGGAAAAAGAAATGGCCCGATTGCCGCTCGATGGTCAACGTCGTATTTCTGGACGGCGAGGTGCGTGAGTACGAAATCAGCGCCAGCAGCCACCTATCGAAGTACCTGGTCGAGCAAGCCAGCGAAACCGGCATCTTATGCTTCATTGATAAGCGCCAGAAAGCCTCTCTCAGCATCCCAGTGGCGAATATCAGGGAATGGTCGCTAAAGGAAATCGAGGAAGCGCCAGCCGAACCAGCACCGGAAGAACCAGCACCGGAAGCAGTAGATGCAGACCAAGCTATGATGGACAACTGGCTAAAAACGGCCTTCAAAGTTCAGTTAAGCAGAAACGACGTTTTGGACGCGGTAGAGGTTTTTCCGCGAGGCAAGCATACGTCGGAGATTGTGAAGCAACGCGCTATAGGCATTGTCAGGCGGGAACTGCAAGAACATCACCCAAATGATATTGTAAATCGTTCAACAAAAAAATGGCTGGAAGTTAAGCGCTGCGGACCACAAGTGGTCACGTTTATCCGCGCCGCGTTTTTCAACCTTCGGAAGCTAACCCGATGATCCAGATTGACCTATCAGGACCGCAGGGCAACACGTTTGCCCTGCTCGGTCTCGCCAAAAACTGGGCCAAGCAGCTTGATCTAAACTGGGCCGAAATACGCGCAGAAGTGCTGTCTGGTGACTACGAAAACGCGGTCAAAACCATGCAAAAACACTTCGGTCATGTGGCTGAATTTAACGACACAAAATAAGCGGTTAGCGGGAGTAGTGAATTTGCACATTACAACTGAAAACATGACAATTCCGGTGGGTGTCCGGTGGGTGTCCGGTGGGTATCCGGTTGGTGTCCGGTTAGTAATCCCCCATACCCCCTATACACTACTCCCGCAACATTCCCGCAACATTCCTCGCCACCGCGTTGAGCGCGGTTTGAACAACGCTACAACGGATCAACGAAATGCCAAAATCAAGATACGCAAATGTTAAACGAAATTCGAAAGCCAAAAAAAAAGATGCGGACCAAAGTTGGACCGCGCCAGCGATGTGGTCAGATGACCGCTACAAGATTGTTAAGTCGGCCTTTGATGCGGTGGATGAATGCGCGAGGCAAATGCAACACAAATGGGGGATTGGTAAATTGGAGCGGCTTGCATCGCCGCAACTGGCAATCAGCTTTAATCGAGCAAGGGTAAACTTCTCTGATGCAGCCAATGGCGATGACGAAAATTACATGGCCCAGAAAGCTGCAAACCTAATCGCTGGATGGAAGGCGCTTGAGGCGTCCGCAAAAAAAAATGGATTCAACCCCACNCAAGGCGCTGTGATGTACCTTGTAGCGCCTGATGATGCCGGTGGGGGGTCTTATGCCATAATTGGGCATGGATGCGACTCTAAGGCCGTTACAGAGCCTGTGGAGCGCGTTTACACGGCTGATGAAGTGATCCGAATAATACAGAGGTGGGAAAATACACATTTTGGCGACATGGCAAGCAAAGTAAAGGAGCAGTTCACAGATGCAGAAATCACCAAATTGGATTCAACAGAAAACAAGGAAGCAACCCCCGATGACCAAATCCCCTTCTGAAACAAAATTGGATTCAACGCCTGATCGAGCCTGGTTGCTGCGGAAGGCAGAAAAAATCGTCTGTGGTGAGCGAAATCAGGATTACGGGGAGCCGGTCGAGAATATGAAGCGGACAGCTGCAATGCTTAATGCTTACCTCGGTGGTCGCGCAGAATTGGATTCAACCGATATTGCGGCCTTTGGGATCATCCTCAAACTTGGGCGCCTATCGCATGATCGAGGTTCAGCCGATAGCTGGCTGGATATNGCCGGTTATGCGTCGATTGGGTTTGAAGCGTCGGAGGATCAAAAAAGCAAAAAGCCCCCCCCCTGACGGGGCTGGGGCAATTCGCTTTTCTTCGTGGTGGTGGTTTACAGATACCGAACGTGGCGCGAAAGCAAATCAATCAACGGCAACATCTTTGGGTCGGCTTCCTGCCAAGCGTAAACTGCCATCGCTATATCTGCCCAGCAAGAAATCAAATCATTTTCTGATGTGGGGTCGCTCAAATCAATATTACGATCACGACAAAAACGAATGATTTTGGCCTTTGTGTTTTTGCTGTCATTGTACCAACCTTCTGCGCTGGTGTGCATTATCTCGCTGGGAAACGGTATTTCCGAGCCGTCGGTTTCATCAAGATTTATCCAGTACATTATTTGCCCAACCCCTCCAAGTGACCACCGAATGCAATAAAGCACTCGTTCAACGAACCATTAAAAACAAAGTAGCCGTTACAAGTCAACGTGTGGCTACCGTTGCTGGGTTCGATCTCAAAGCCATGCGGCAGCTGGTAAGTGCTTGCTGCTTTCGCCTTGGCGTTCTGTGCGCTGATCGCGCTTCCTACACTGTGCATTGCTCAACCCTCCCCAAAGTAAAAGCGATTACAAAACCAATGCAAAGCGGCTTTTCCCTCGCCTTCAAATTCATCCTTAACCACATAATCGCACCAACCGACAGACGTCCAAGGCTGGAACCAATCTTGATACTGCATTTCTGGATTAAGCGCCTCGCCATAGTCGGAGACTTCGCCAACAATCTGAAAGGCTGGGCCACCAGTGCCAAGCAAAATACGAAATTCGTCAGCCGTCCATTGGGCGCTTGTAGCAGACCAACCGCTTCGCACCTCGACCGACAATGGCCGCTGGTCAACTTCCCTCTCGATTTCCTCAATACGCAAATCATTGCCGTCATTGAGCGCCAGTATCCAATCCGTATGAAGCTGGATAATATTCTGGACTGTGCCAATGGCCGTTTTAAAAGTTTCGCGGCTTCCTGCTGGCAGCTTGCTGAGCGCTTCATCTAGGTTTTCACGCCGCATCATGCACCGCCCAACGCTGTGCCAATAATGGCGATTACAAACGTCATGCCGAAAATTGCAACAACACAAAAAATATCCAGCAACAAATCCAGCGGCTTGTGCAGATAATGCTCCGCCGCGCGTTTTACTTCTTTCATCGTTCCACCTCTTTAATGTTCTGATGTGATTAGCCTCATCAGGTGCGGCACTACCGCACGACGCCCCAGTGCGGGGCGTTTCGGCTTGTATCAGTCACACAAATCAACACGCAAGATGCGCAAAAAAGACGGGGGGCATTGCCGACCCGCTAAGACCTCAAATTGCTTTTCCGCGTCCTGTATGTCTGCTTCGATGCTGGCCCAACGCTCGCGGTCATCGAGCGCCTTGATTTGCATCGCGTCCAGCTTGATCAGCTGCTCTAGTATTTCGGTCATAATATTTCCCCTTCGATGTAAATGGTCAGGCTGTTTTCCTCGAAAGCCACGGTGTGATAGATCGTTGCGCGGTAATGCGTGGCGCGGTCTGCCTCGATCTTTTCGTTGAGTTTAAACAAGTCGATCAGATACGCGCCGTTCAAGTCGATGATAGGCCGCGCAGCCGTCCCGCTCACCTTGTGTTTGCCCTCGCCGTTAAACGTCAGGATCATCGCGCCATCGTCAAATGTGCGGTCAAACCTCATGCCGGTAGATATTCCTCTGGACGTCAAAAAGTTTCCCTCGATCCAGACGCGCGGCTTGCCTCGGTTGTGCGCGATCCTAAATACCTTGCTTGTGCTGGCTGTTTTGCTGGTCATCATTGTTCGCCCTCCTTGAAAATGCCGTATTCAAAAAGATGGGCGCAAACCATATCCAGATGTTCGTTGAAGCGGTCTTGGGCGTCCTCTGTATAGCGAATGTCGCCGTTTTCTTCTTCGGTCAAAATCTCATCAAGATAGGTGTCCTCCAAGATTTTGGCGGCCAAACAAGAAGTCAACTCGATGTATCTTTCTGATTGTAAAATCATTTGCTGGCCCTCACGCTCGACGCATAAGCGCCCCATTGCGCGGCCATAGCCTCGGCCATACCTCGATGGAACTTGCTTCGGATTTTCCAGCGATCTTTCGACGGGCTGGCATTGTGACAATCGGATCTTGCGGTCGATCCGTCCAGCTGGCCAGTAGGTCGCAAGTCAGGTAAATTGCGGTTCCAGAAACAGGTCCGCTTTTTTACGTTGTCCTCGGCGCAATCGCTGGACGCAAACTGCCAAGGCTGAACGCTTTGGCTGAACGGCTGGTAATTGCGAATAAGCGCTTTTGCGTGGTAGTGCATCACTGGGTTCTCAATCGCCAGACATGGCGTATCGTGGTTCCAGCAATCCGAAAACAGTTCCGCGCCCTCGCGCAATTCGCGCTGCATGTCATCGAGCGTCTTGTTGGGCGGTGGTTTGCTTAACCATCTAACGCCACTGTTACAAAGGCGGGTGCAGGGCGGGTGCATAATGCAGATCAAGTCCCACTGCTGGCTTGCCATGACGTTTCGCACATCGTCTTGAATATGTCGGTTTGTCCTGT